CGTAAGGCCTTTGGCCTTACGTCTCTATTGCCGGAGTTTCTACCGTTTGTGTAGTCTCTCTGGACAGGAGTTATGATCCTGTTATCAATTCATATGGTACGTGTTTTGTACCGTTTGTGTACACTGCATTTACCCCACTATTGTAAGTGGTAAAATTACTTGGTACGTGTTTTGTACCGTTTGTGTACACTGCATTTACCCCACTATTGTAAGTGGTAAAATTACTTCTTTGTAACCCTTTTTGTTTGTACACATTGTGCCTTTGGTGTGCATTATTTTATTGTGAATATAATCAAACTCGAAGGAGTTGGAACATATTTCGCTGCATTGGAGGTCTTGCGATTGCTTTATAGTTATATATAGCAATTTATTGACTAGTTCTTATGGCAGGGATTGTGCGCCCTCGTATCGCACATCTCCATTACCCAGTGAAATATTAATCCATCGGTGTTGAGTGGATTTATGGGATCTTCATTATAATGTAGCTAAGCCATTGCGCTGTATGCTTCATTGTAACTTTCTTGAGAACTTTATGGACTACGTCTGGTGAAGACATTGTGATTGTGCTAACTGCGAGGAGGGTATATGTGTATGCAATCCAGCATATATTGTTATCGAACACTATATTTATATTGTGTTTTGCTCTCGTGGGTGTACCCTTAAGTGTGGGATGTACATTAGCTTTCTTAGTATCCAGACGTTGAAAGTACAGTTTAACAATAGAATAGTACTTTGAAGGACGCTTGACCAGCTCTTGGTTGATGAATGATAGGGAGCATCCTTTCTCCCTCTCCGTAAACCTTTCGTTAATGGCTGCCTGCTAGTGGGCTTTCACTAGCAAAATTTCTTCTTTCTTTCATCATGGCCACAATCATAGATCAAACGCTTTCGGTTAATGCTTCAGTTGAAGAGCTTCACGCACAGTGTACTTTTTATAGCAGAATTCTAAAATCTGACCTTGATAAGTTAGATAGTTTTATGACTTTATTTGATGCACTCGGAGGAGCTGATATTAATGAATATCGTAGAATTTACGGTCTTATTAAAAGATTGCGTTTTACTATTAACCGTGATATTAAAAATTATGAGCAATGCTTGAATGCGTACGCTATAGTTATAAAACCAAGTGTTCCTTTTGAATTTCAAAGCAAGGAAATGAACTTTGTGCAGGACATTGCCAGTTGCATTCCAGTGGTGGGTAATGTACTTGCTAAAAGTATGCCAGCTATAGGCACTCTTGCAAAGAATGTGTTTGATGAATTCATGCATGACACGCCACCGATTAAGTGTAGTGAACCAGGTAATTATGCATTAGTGGATATACCTAAAGAGGTCAGTTCATTGGCCCTTAGTCAAAATGATATAATGCCTAATCAACATGCCCTTTTGAGCATGGATGTAGAGTACATGCAGCGGATGACTGATATTAGAGAAAGGTGTAAAGTACCTGCGCGTATTGCAGTTATTCCTTGGGCTCAAGCGCAACCAGCTGGAGTTCCACTTGCACGTATTAATGTTAATACACAAATTATAACACCTCGCGTTTCAGGAACTAATACTTTTTGGGATAATACCCCAATTTCATACTTTTCACAATTCTTTGCTTTTTGGAGGGGCGGAATTCGCTTTACAGTAGAGTGTCTGCCGACTAAATATCACCAAGGACAGCTTTATTTGGCATTCAATCCAAATTTGGCGGCAATTTCAATTGACGGTGCGCGTAATTGTACTTCAGCTACCATTGATTTAGGAATGAACAATCGTACGTCGTTGGACATTCCTTTTGTCACACAAACCGATTATTTGAATACTATACCATTTCGTGTTCCACAACCTGCAGCTACGTTGTTAGATACATTGGGAACCTTCAATATTTTTGTACAGAATGATCTTGATTCAAATGGAACTGTTTCAACAACTATAGACATCAACGTTTATGTCGAAGTTATGGATGATTTTGAATTTAAGACCCCGGTGGCTTTTGATTTTACTAATGAACCAGTTCAAACTTATATTGGCTCTTGGCAGATGAATGAGGAAGTGGTACGTAATGTTCACCAGGCTGCGCCGATACATGATGATAGAAACACTAAAGACACTAATGATGCCAATACAAGCATCTGTTGTAATGTTGAATCTTCTAATACTCAAAACGTCCTTGAACGGGAATACTTGCAGAGTTTTGGAAATGTCTTTTTAACTTCCAATAATATAATAGACAGTCTATTGTCTTTTAGATTACCAGATGAATATTTTAATGTTAATTTTGCAACGCGTGGAGTTTCCAACTATCATGAGTTGTATCGTATGGATTTTAAAGTTACATTGCGTATCAACCCCTCTCTTTTCCATCAGGGTGCCCTTATAATGTATTGGGCGCCTTTGAGTGAAGATATGAGAACTGGTATGTCTGGTGGAACATTGACGCAATTGCCTCATGCCATATTGAATATAGCTAATGAAACGGAGTGTTCACTTATCGTTCCATATTCGTCGATGACTCGTGTCTTGCGCAGTGCGTATCCTACCATGGGTCGCGTTGAAGTCTTGGTTTGGAACCAATTGCGGTGCCCTTCGACCGCACCGCAATCCGTTAAATTTTCCGTGTGGATCCAAGCAATTAATGCGCATATGGCGGTTAAGAGGCAGCAAGGGGCTGAGACTACTGCTTTCCAGTTTCAGGGAGATGAACCATCGGATACAGCATTGGAGAATTCTACGACACAAGTTGCTTTTAAACAAGCTACAGCTCCAGTCAAGAAAACGTTCATATTATCAAAACATGATAATGTTCTTACCCTGTTGAGAAGGCCTGATTTTGTGGCTTCGGCTCCATTCATTCATGGCGACGGTAGCGTTAATGTTACCGGTCTATGGCAACTTCCAGCTTTTTGTGGTAAGGAACATTTTCTTTTGCTTGGTACTTATCTTTCAGCATCTGGGTCTAATCGTTTTGTTATTTCAACTTCTAGTGGAGTTTCGAATAATATTACAATGTTCGCCATACCACATTTCACAGCACTTATTCCACCTGCAGTGACAGTTGCTACGCTACCACCCGTTGTATCTTTTGAACTTCCTGCGACGTTTAATGGTTCAGCCCAATGGCATCCAGGAGTCCAACAACAAAAATTGGTAGAACTTCCTTACTATAATGTCTATCCCATGGTAGCAGATTCTAATAGAATACGGGAGAGTTACGTGACCGGGTGGCCTTCTTTGTTGATAGGATATACTAATTCAGATACTACTGGTACTTTGCCACGAATTTATTCGTTTCACTCTGTTGGTGATGATTTTATGGTTTATTTTCCTTTGGCAATACCCCAATTCCGTATCCAACGAACAGGAACTTTGAGGGAATCGAGTTCCATCTTGATCGGCAATGTGATAGTTGATCATACATTGCAACATCTCGAAACAAAATTTTCAAAACTTAATTCACAGGCGCATGAACTAACGAAGCCGAATGATATTGAGTTAAAAGATAATTCCAATGAGGTTAAACAGAGATGTGATGTCTCTACCCCGTTGGTCATGGAATTTCAAAGTGCTATATGGCACCCAAATCGATGGTTTTCTTCCATCGTTGAAACAAAAGAGAAGTTAAACGCAATAGGTAATACTGCTGAGAAATTGGAAAAGGGTGATTTAGTTGAGAA